ATAAAGATACAAATGTATTTGTAATCTCTCATAAAGGAGATATGCTTCATGATAAATTTGAGAAAGTACTACAATTTCAGAAAGTTAAAAATTTCAGTAAAGTAAAGGAGATATAAGAAATCCTTATCGGTCAACCCATTGACTTCGTGGGTTGACCTTGGTAGTATAAGTGCAACGAATTGAGGCACCTATGTCCGACATCCAACAGTCCAAGAGCATTCTTGCAAAGCTTCTGGCAACCGAAAATCTCACTGTTGAACATCGTTCTGTTCCTACTGCAAGCTTTGATACTCATAATCGTGTTCTGACTCTTCCTGTCTGGGAGGGAACTTCTAATGATGTGTACGACCTTCTCGTAGGTCATGAAGTGGGTCATGCTATCTACACTCCTAATCTTTATGGCCAGGATCTGAATCTTCCTCAGGGATACCTGAATGTGATTGAGGATGCTCGTATTGAGAAACTCATGAAACGAAAGTATCCTGGTCTTGCTCGTGCATTCTATCGTGGTTATAATGAACTGCATGATGAAGATTTCTTTGAACTGAATGGTCTAGATATTAATAAACTAAAATTTATTGATCGAATCAACCTGCACTTCAAACTGGGTAACGTTAATGCTGGAGTGTTTATTCACTTTACTGCAGAAGAGAAAGTTATTTTGGATAAAGTTTCTGCCGCCGAAACTTTTGATGATGTAGTGAATATTGTCAAAGAACTTGTCGAACAAATTACTGAACAGGAACAACAATGTTCAAGTTCTAATCAATCATCTGAACAAATTCAAGGTCAACTAGATCAGCAAGATTCGGAAGAAAGTGATCAAGGTGATAGTAATGTAACTGAGAACCAAAGTCAGAGTTCTACTGATTCTGATTCTGATAAGAAGGAAGATACTCCAGAGAATTCTTCTGAATCATCTTCAAATAATTCTGGTAAACAAGGGGATGATGATCTGACCTCTCATACGGATAATGCATGGACAAAGAACCAGCAACAACTTGCAAATTTGAATGGAGATCAGTACATCTATTTGGTTCCTCCAAATATTGACATTGACAATCACATGATTTCATGGAAAGATTTTGCAAAAGATCTTCCTAAAATTTTTGATGAGATTATCAATGATGCATCCACTTCTTCATATAGGAATGCAAGTTATTGTCAAGGTATTTTTAAACGTGCAGAATCAGATTATAAAGATTACAAGGATAATTCTAAGAAATCAGTATCGTATCTGATCAAAGAGTTTGAAATGAAGAAACGTGCAACTGAATATAATCGGTCTGCTACTGCTGGAACTGGTGTTCTTGACACCAATAAAATGTATTCTTACAAGTGGAATGATGACATCTTCAAAAAAGTAACTGTTGTTCCTAAAGGTAAGTCTCATGGTCTGATCATGTATCTTGATTGGTCTGGTTCCATGCAAGGAAACCTAGTGGGCACTGTCAAACAACTTTTCAATCTGATTCAGTTCTGCAAAAAGACACAGATTCCTTTTGAAGTGTATTCCTTCAATGATCGAAATGTATCTAGGAATTATGCTCAAATTTCTCGCAGTAAGAATACTAAAATTGATGACAATCAAATTTATGTTACTCATGATTTTCTTCTTACAAATTTCCTGAGTAGTAAAATGAATACTGCTCAACTGGAAACTCAAATGAAGAACATTTGGAAACTTGCATACATTCTGGATCATCAACTGTATCTTACATATACGTATGGACATTATGAACTTGGAAGTACTCCTCTGAATGAATGCATTTTTGCTGCTATTGAAGTATTTCAAAAATTCAAAAAAACTTATAATGTAGATAAAGTTAATACAGTCTTTTTGACTGATGGTGAATCTAATACAGTTTCATTTAATCGTCCATGTTATGGTAGTAAAAATATTGTCCATGCTGGTTGGCTTGGGCATAATGAAGTTCTTTGTCTTCAGGATAAAAAGAACAAAATTTCTATGACGAATATTTCTAAAAATGGCAGCATGGGAGTTACTGCTGCATTTGTAGATTATTATCGTCAAGTAACTGGATCTAATGCTGTAGGATTCCGACTTATTGATTACTATGGTGCTAAGAATTTTGTCTCACGTTATTTAAACAAAGAATTTTCATCTTGGAGTGATGTATCTTCTGAGTGGTCAAAAACCAAATCATTTACTGCAACTTCTCTGGGATACAATGAATTGTATTTTATTGAAATTGGAAACAATTCTCCGCAAGATGATGTTGTTCCCGCAAATTCACTCGTTGCATTTAGAAAACAAATGAGTAAGAAGGCTTTCAATAAGATCATCTTATCGAAATTCATCGAGCAAATCGCTTGACACCCCACCCCTTCCGTCCTATACTACATTCATACCAAACGAGGTAACTTTATTATGACTCAAATGATTGAACAGCTTATTCAGAATCTGACTTCTCTTTATGGTGAAACTGTTACTCGCCAACAACTGATTGAATATGCTGCCAATTCTAATACGTCTCTTGCCACAATTTGCAAAACTCTTGAACCTAACAAAACTGGTCGTGGAGTTTGGAATCTAACTGTGACAGAACAACTTGAAAAAACCTTTAATTCTATGTCTGCATCACCTATTATTTCTCCTATCAGTTTTATTCCCGCTAAGGATAAGAACTACGTTTCGTTTGGTAACTTCAGTGATGTCAAACGAATCGTGAAGTCTGGAATGTTCTATCCAGTGTTCATCACTGGTCTATCTGGTAACGGTAAAACCGTCAGTGTTGAACAGGCTTGTGCTCAACTGAAACGTGAACTGATTCGTGTCAACATCACCATTGAGACTGACGAGGATGACCTTCTGGGTGGTTTCCGACTCGTTGACGGTGAGACCGTATGGCATGATGGTCCTGTGGTGAATGCCCTGAAACGTGGTGCGGTTCTACTGCTGGATGAGATCGACCTTGCTTCAAACAAGATCATGTGTCTGCAATCTGTTCTAGAAGGTAAAGGAGTGTTCCTGAAGAAGATCAATCAGTATGTAACTCCTGCTCCTGGTTTTAACGTGATTGCCACCGCAAACACCAAGGGTAAGGGTTCTGATGATGGACGTTTCATCGGCACCAATGTTATGAATGAAGCCTTCCTAGAACGTTTCCCCATTACGTTTGAACAACCATATCCTTCAATGGTAACTGAGAAAAAGATTCTCATGAATCTCATGAATTCATTTGAGGTTGTTGATGAGGAGTTTGTAGACAAGCTGATTGTCTGGGCTGATACTATTCGTAAGACCTTCTATGATGGTGGTGTAGATGAAATTATTACCACTCGTCGTCTTGTTCATATTGTTCAGTCGTTTGCTATCTTCAAAAATCGCAAGAAGGCTATCAATGTTTGCATCAACCGTTTTGATGACGATACCAAGAGTTCCTTCCTGGATCTCTACAAGAACATTGATGCATCTGTTCTAGAAACTTCTGTCGAAGAAAACACTGAGGAAACAGTTGACACCTCTATCTGATTGATGTATACTAGGGGAGTTCTCTCCCCATTTTTTATTCGGAGATTTAATTATGCAATGGAAGTACAATGAAGACAAAATCCTTAAAGATATTGAGGAGTATGTAGTAAGTACTTATGGAAGTCATTACTGCGGTCATGACGCAGAATATTCTGATGTCCAAACTATTGATTTGATGGCTGCTAAAGGTCTTGCACAAGATTTTTGTCAGGCCAACATTCTGAAGTATGGTTCACGATATGGTGATAAGGATGGTCACAACAAACGTGATCTTCTTAAAGTAATTCACTATGCGATGCTTCTACTTCATTTCGACAAACATTATTCACGTACAAACAACGGTCTTCAGGAGTTTAAATCAGTATGAAAATTTCCAGTGAAACTCTCAATGTTCTCAAGAACTTTGCCACTATCAACTCCTCAATCGTGGTAAAATCTGGTAGCATTATTCGCACTATTTCGCCAGTTAAAAACATTCTTGCAGAATATACTTGCACTGAAACTTTTGAACAAGATCTTGCACTTTATGATCTGAACGAATTCCTTGGTGGTCTGACTCTTTTCAAGGATCCAGAGTTTGTTTTCGGTAATGATAGTTACGTTACCATCAAAAGTGGTAGGTCAAAAGTAAAATATTTCTTTTCTGATCCTAGCCTGATTACTTCAGCACCAGACAAACAAATTCCTATGTCTGGAGATCTTGTAGAGTTTGAACTTAGTGAGGAAGTTCTATCTTCTCTATTGAAAGCTGCAAACGTATATCAACTCAAAGATATGTCTTTGATTGGAGAAGAAGGTGAGATTAATCTCGTTGTCCGAAATAAGGATAACGATACCTCAAATAGTTTCTCTGCAAAGGTAGGAGAAACAGATAAAGAGTTTGCATTTAACTTCAAGATTGAGAACATTAAAATTATTCCTGATGTATATAAAGTTGTAGTTTCTTCTGCTAACATTTCTAAATTTACAAGTTCCAAATACAATCTAACCTATTGGATTGCACTTGAACCAGATTCTACTTTTGGAGGTTGATTGAATGATTCGTAATGATTTTCTGTGGGTGGAAAAGTACAGACCTCAGAAAGTGAGTGATTGTATTCTTCCAAAAGATGTTAAACAAACTTTTCAAAACTTTGTAGATAGGGGAGAGATCCCCAATCTACTTCTCTGTGGTCCTCCAGGAATTGGTAAAACCACTATCGCTAAAGCTTTATGTAATGAACTAGGAGTTGATTTTTATGTCATTAACGGGTCTGACGAAGGACGATTTCTGGACACGGTACGGAACCAAGCAAAGAACTTTGCTTCGACCTTATCACTTCAAGGAAATGGTAAACCAAAAATCATCATCATTGACGAAGCAGATAACACAACCAACGACGTTCAACTCCTCCTACGGGCTAATATTGAGACGTTTCATAACAACTGCAGATTCATCTTCACATGTAACTACAAGAACAAGATCATTGAACCACTCCAGTCTAGGTGTGCAGTCTTTGACTTCAATATCACAGGAAAGGACAAACCAAAAGTCGCAGGAGAGTTCTTCAACCGTATCAGGACTATTCTTGAGGAAGAGAGTGTCCAATATGATGAGAAAGTTGTTGCAGAAGTAATCAATAAATTCTTTCCAGATTGGCGACGAGTTCTAAACGAACTTCAACGGTATTCTTCTGGTGGAGTTATTGATAGTGGTATTCTGAGTTCTGTTGGTGATATCAATCTCAAGAATTTAGTTAGGTCTCTCAAAGAGAAAAACTTTGCAGATGTTCGTAAATGGGTAGTTGAGAATCTTGACAATGATGTTAATTCTATCATTCGTAAGATTTACAATACTATGTACGAATGTCTGGAACCTGGATCCATTCCTCAAGTAGTATTGATCCTTGCAAAGTATCAGTACCAATCTGCATTTGTTGCAGACCAAGAGATTAACACTCTTGCATGTTTTACCGAAATTATGTGTGACTGTAAATTCAAATGAATGTAAAATTAATTCGTATGTCTTCTGGTGAAGACGTTGTGGCTACTATTGTAAGTGAGGAACATGAGTTCCTCAATATTCAAGATGCGATTGTTGCAATCCCTACGGGACAAGACAATATATCCTTTGCTCCTTGGTCTCCAATTGTGAGTAAAGATCAAAAAGAAATTCCTGTCAATAAACGATTCATAGTTTATATTGCAGAAGTAAATTCTGAAGTTGCGGACCAATATAAACAAATGTTTAGTAAAATTGTAACCCCAGGTAAAAAACTCATCGTATAAATCAATGACTAAAATTCTATCTGATGATCTAAGTGACATTGTTTCACCTCCAACTAAAAAACAAACTCGTCGTCAACTAAAGGGATCTCAATATCCTCATATGGAATATGATGGAGATACCTGGAGGAAAAAAAGTTTCTTTAAAGAAGCTCTATCTGAATATGAAAATGGTAATGATGATGCAGTATGGAATATAGTTAAAAAAGTTTGGGTTGATTTTATTGTCAGTATCAGTAGTGAACGAGTACGAATGCGTCAACAGGGACGACTAACGTATGATTATCTACAAAGTATTGCACATGATAACTGCCCTTGTTGTGGTTCTGCGATGTGGTATGGTCGAATTTACAATTTTGTAGAAGGTTATCGGAAACCATCTTTGGATCGTATCAATAAAGATGGTGGATATATTAATGAAAATGTCTGGATTATTTGTAATAAATGTAATACTAGAAAAAGTGATGCTACCAATCCACTTGAGTTGATTCAACTTGGTCTGGTGTGGTATAATCAAGAAAAGAAAAAACTTGAAGAGTACAAACAGTACTTATCTGAAATTCCTTCGTTATCCCAGTACTTAGAATGATCCTTTCTCCAGAAGATACTTTATATGCTTATGGTAAAATCCATGAAGCTTACGGTGACATCAATAGAATTGATGACTATTTTAGGATGAAAAAGATTGAACGTATCAAACAAATTCCTGCACCTTTATTTGGGTACTCAATGGAAGATGATATGTTTCAAGACTTTTCTATGCATCCAAATGATATGAATTTTCGTATCATTCAACCTAATCATGATACATTTAATACTCTTCTGGAAATGACAGCTTCTTTTACTTATGAAGAAGCCCCAGGTAAAGAAGTGAAACTTATTGTGCAGGAAACTAACACAGGTAAGTTTGTTGGGTTTATCAAATTGGGATCTCCTACTATTAATTCTAAACCTCGTAATGAATGGTTGGGAGAAACTCCAGATCTTACTATCTTTAATCGACGTGCAATAATGGGATTTATTATTGTCCCTGCACAACCTTTCGGTTACAATTATCTTGGTGGAAAACTTCTATCACTAGTATGTTGTTCTCATGAAGTAAGAGAACTTCTGAATAAGAAGTATGATACAGAAATGTGTTTGTTTGAAACTACTTCTTTGTATGGAAACATCAAAGGTACAAGTCAGTATGATGGTATGAAACCATATCTTCGGTATCGTGGAGATACTGAATCTAAGTTTCTACTTACTCTTCCAGACTTTATTTACCATGATCTTCACAAATGGTTTGTTAACCAGAACAACGGACAACCACTGATTCATAAAACTGCATCTAGTCGAAAACTCAAGATTCAGACAAAGATGATTTCTATCATTAAGAATTCTCTAAAAGAACATTATCCAGAAAAACATTCTGAGTTTGTTCAGTTTCTAAAATCTAGAGAAGACATTACAACCAAGAAACGGTTCTATATGTCAGACTATGGATTTGAGAATTCTAAAGAAGTAATCCTAGGTAAAACTGATACTTTGATTCCCAATAAAGAAAACTTTGATAAGTTCTATTTAAGTAATATGATTACTTGGTGGAAGAAAAAATCCTCTAATAGATATGATCGACTAGTAAAAGAAAATCTTGTCCGAACTAATCTTGAGGTTTGGAATCATAGTACTATGAATTCAATTGATATTATCCGATAAATTATGTACGACCTAAAAGATTATTTAAATTCCATCAATTTGTCCAAGAAAAATTTGATGGACTTGGATGAAGAATATGAAAAGAAATATCCTCCATATGTAATCAATCGTTGTTTTTCTGGATTTGTAGATACAATTCTTTTTGCAAATGAAATCAATTTAAATTCTCATTTGGATAAGAAACTACAATATGATTTTTATATAAATATTATCAGACCTAAGAAACGTTTCTCTCCTTGGTTAAAGAAAGAGAAACTAGATTCTTTGGAATCTATAAAACAGTATTATGGTTATAGTGATGAGAAAGCTAAGATGGCTTTAAAAATTCTAACAGACGAACAAATTGATTTTATTAAATCTAAACTGAACCGTGGAGGAAAAAGATGAACACTGATAGTGAAGTGAGTTGGTCACCAGATCAAATGGTCGAAGTAACTCTAAATGAACCAGATGACTTTTTAAAAGTCAGAGAGACTCTAACTCGTATTGGAGTTGCTTCTCGCAAAGAAAAAAAGATATATCAATCTTGTCACATTCTTCATAAACAAGGTAGATATTATATTGTACACTTTAAAGAACTTTTTGCTCTAGATGGTAAAAGGGCAAATCTATTTCTGAATGATGTACAAAGAAAAAATAGAATTGCACAACTCCTACAGGATTGGGGTTTGGTTAAGATCGTCAAACCAGAACAGGTAGAAGATTCTGCACCTCTAAGTCAGATTAAAGTTCTTTCATTTAAAGATAAACATGAATGGACTTTAGAATCTAAGTACAACATCGGCAAGAAAAAGCAGCCAGAATGAATAAAAGGAGGGACCGCAAGGCCCCCCTTTTTTATCTAATCACGTTGTCTCCAGTCTTCTGGTTTATCTTCTGTGAAAAAGTCTATAATATCATCGACGCTATTAAATCCAGTTCTTCCAAACCTTTCGTGTCCGAGACCACCAATATCAAGTTGATTTAAAAAATCATCCATATCACCTTCTTGCATATCTGGATTTTCTGCTTTACGTCGTGCTTGTCGAAGTATAGTTGCTGCAGACCTATTTGCGCTAGCCAATTTTTCTGCCCAAATCATGTCTTCTAATTGCACTTCTTCATGATTTGCAATTCTACTGCAGATAAATTCAAGGCGAAGACGATATTGAGTAGATAGCATAATTAATTTGTTCGGATTATAATCTATTTATTTTCGGTCATCCGCACTTACAATTTCTAAACTTTCATATATATAATTGTGAAGAGATGCCTTCGGGGTCTCTAAAAACAACTCTCGCTTAATAAGGAGATTCAGAAAATGAAATTCACCACTCAATCATTAGATACATTTTGGAACGACTACGCTCCACTCGCTGTAGGTCTGGATGAAATGTTTAACAGATTAGATGCAATGCATCACAATGTTAACGTAAACTATCCTCCCTACAATATCGTCAAACATGACAACAGTAACTACACAGTTGAAGTCGCTCTTGCAGGATTTAAACCAGAAGAGATTGAAGTCTTTACAGAACAAAACGTTCTCACAATTGCCAGCAAAGTTGAGGAACGAGATACTTCAAGACAGTATGTACACAAAGGTCTGTCAAAACGTTCCTTCAACCGCAAGATTCAACTCTCTGATGAACATAGAGTATCCTCTGTGAATTTTGAACATGGATTATTATCAGTAGACATAGAAAGAATAATTCCAGAACATCAAAAGAAAACAACCTGGAATATTTCAGGCGCCAAAAGTGAATCAAAACTTTTGACAGAATGAAATAAATAGACTTGGGAAATCCCCAAATATCGTCGGCAAAGACCCTCCCTGGCAACTATCAGGGTTGGGTCTTTTTTCTTGACATTTGACCCGATGTATGGTACACTACATAAAGGTACTCCAACGAGGATTCTCATGAATATTAAAGTAGTTCACATGATTACTCAAGATTATATTATTTGTGATCTTGAGGAACTGGATGAAGAACCATCAGTGTATATGAAAAATCCATATAAAATTATTGATCTAACATATTGGGAACATAATGAAGATGATTCCCATGTTCCTCAACAACCAAGTGTGTTCATAGGAAAAACCACAGATACTTCTACTCATAATGATAAAGAAGTAGTATCAACTCAATATGATTATGCATTACTACTTCAGTATCCACAGTTTACCAATGATCGTGATATACTGTTTAATTCAGATCGTATCATGACTGTATTTGATCCGACTCCCGAAATTGTAAATCTATACACTCAACTGATTTCTAAATGAGATTCTACACCAACGTTCAATTAATCAAGGATGTCATCCATTATCGTGGATATAATAATGGATCTCCAGAAGTATTTCAAGATAAATTTTCTCCTACTTTGTTCGTTCCTTCTCAAAAACCGACAAAGTACAAAACACTGAATGATGAATATGTAAGTCCTATTAAGTTCGATAGAACAAATGAGGCAAAAGAATTTATGAAAAAATATGAGAATGTTGATAACTTTACCGTGTATGGTTATGAACGTTTTCTTTATCAATACATTGCGAATAAATTTCCAGAAGAAGAAATTAAGTTTGATATTTCTTCAATGAAAATCATATCCCTTGACATTGAGGTTGCATGTGAAAATGGATTTCCAAATGTGCAAGAAGCTGCAGAGGAAATGCTTTGTATTACAATCAAAGATATCAACACCAAAAAGATTATTGTTTGGGGAGTTCGTGAGTATGATAACAAACGTTCAGACGTTGAGTATCGAGTGTTCTGGACAGAACAAGAAATGCTTTACAACTTTCTTGAATGGTGGGTTCAAAATACTCCAGATGCAGTAACTGGTTGGAACGTATATTTGTACGATATTCCATACATCATGCGTAGAATGGATAAAGTACTATCCACTAAACATATGAGATCAATGTCTCCTTGGAATTCAGTTACAAGTAGAGAGATTGTAATTATGGGTAGAACTCACATTGCGTATGATGTATCTGGTGTTTCTGTATTAGATTATCTTGATCTGTATAAGAAATTTACTTATACAACACAGGAATCTTATCGACTAGATCATATTGCATTTGTAGAATTGAGTGAAAAAAAATTAGATCACTCTGAGTTTGAAAACTTCAAGGCATTCTATACTAATGATTGGCAAAAATTCATTGACTATAACATCCATGACGTAGAACTTGTTGAACGTTTAGATGATAAAATGAAACTGATTGAACTTGCCATTACTATGGCATATGATGCAAAGGAAAATTTTGAGGATGTTTATTCTCAAGTAAAGACTTGGGATAACATTATCTTCAATTATCTCAAGAAAAGGAATGTTGTAGTTCCTCCTAGGAATGCAACTAAAAAAGATTATGCATATGAAGGTGCATATGTAAAGGATCCTCTCATTGGTAAACATGAATGGGTTGTGAGTTTCGACCTTAACAGTCTATATCCTCACCTTATCATGCAGTATAATATTTCACCCGAAACTCTCATGAGAGAAAGATTTCCTGGTGTAAATGTAAACAAATTGTTGGCCAAAGAAGTAGATACAAGTTCTCTAGATTGTGCAACTGTGTGTGCTAATGGTGCAATTTACTCTACTCATGAACAAGGATTTCTTCCTAAACTAATGCAGAAGATGTATGATGATCGTGTAATCTTCAAGAAGAAGATGTTGGAGTCTAAAAAACTTTACGAGGAAACTAAAGATAAAAAATATCTGAAAGATATCGCAAGATATGAAAACAACCAAATGGCACGTAAGATTGCATTAAACTCTGCATATGGTGCGATTGGAAATGAATACTTTAGGTATTTTCTAATTACAAATGCAGAAGCTATTACCTTATCTGGTCAGGTTTCTATTCGATGGATTGAGAACAAAATGAATATCTATCTAAATAAAATACTCAAGACGGATGGTGAAGATTATGTCATTGCTTCTGATACTGATTCCATTTATCTTAATATGGGTCCTTTGGTTCAAAATGTATTCAAGGGAAGAGAGACAACTACTGAAAAAATTGTGGGGTTCCTTGACAAGATCTGTAAGGTGGAACTTGAACCTTATATTGAAAGTTGTTACCAAGAACTGGCGGACTACGTTAAAGCCTATGACCAAAAGATGAAAATGAAACGTGAGAACATTGCAGATAAAGGAATCTGGACTGCAAAGAAACGTTACATTCTCAACGTATGGGATTCAGAAGGAGTAAGATACGAGAAAGCCAAGATGAAGATCATGGGTCTTGAAACCGCAAGATCATCTACACCATCTTTCTTTAGAGATAAACTACTAAAAGCTTTTGAAATTATTCTCACTCAGGACAATGACACTCTGATTAACTTTATCAATAAGGTTAAGACTGAGACTAAACTTCAAGATATTATAGATATTTCTTTCCCACGG